GCCGAAAATTGCAGATCGCGTGGTGCTGCCGGCGGTGTTTCTGGAGCTGGCCGAGATTGAGCCGGGTACCGATATCGGCACCGGCGAAACCTCGTTGGTGTGCAGGTTCGAGGCGCGCATCATCGTCGACCCGATCAAGCCGCACCATCACCAACAGGCGGTGCAGTTAGCGACCCAGTTGGCGGTGCTGCTGCGCGCGCAGACGTGGGGGTTAGCCGTTGAACCCGCCGAGTTTGTGCAAGCGCTGCAAGACTGGACCCAGCCGGCGTTGGATGGCTACACCGTCTGGCTGGTGGAATGGACTCAGCAGGTTTATCTCGGTCTTGAGGAATGGCCGTGGCCTGACGAACCGCCGGGAACGTTGGTGTTTGACGTTGAACCGGGAGACGGCCCATTCAGGCCCGAGGATCTGCAGTGAGTTACGCAAGCGCCCAGCATGACCGCATGATTGCGGGGGCGGTGAAGGCTTGCTATGTGGTCGCGGTGGATCTGTCCGCATCGCCGCCGGTGTGTCGGGTGTCGGATGGTAGTGACTGGGTCAGCGCGTGGGTGCGCTGGCACAGCATCGCCGCCGGGAAGGCCAGGCATTGGCGGGCTCCGTCCATGGGCGAGCAGGGCAGTTTGATCAGTCCCAGTGGTGACGTATCGCAAGGCACGTTTGTCCCGGGCCTGTATGGCAATGCCGGCCCACCGCCAGATAACCGCGACCATGTGGAAGTCTGGCGTTTCGATGATGGCGGCTCGCTGATCTACGATTGGCAGGCCAAGAGCTACAGCATCTCCCTGCCGAGCGGCACGGTCACCATCAAAGTCGCCAGCACGGAAGCAGTCGTAACAGACAGCGCCGTGAGCGTGACCACCGGCAACATCAATCTGAAAGCGGCGGTGATGATCGACGGCGCGTTGCACGTCACGAAGGGCATCACCTGTGCTGGCGCGATCATCGATGCCACCGGCAACAGTAACCACCACACGCATTAATTCATTCACGACAGCCCGCCCAGTGCGGGCTTTTTCATGCCTGGAGAAACACATGGCCAAGATCGTCGACACGCTTGTCACCGACGAACAGGAGTTCGTATCACCGATGCGGGAACCGCTACTGCCAACGGCACCGGAGCTTTTGACGTTTCGCGACAAGGTCTATACGTCGCGCACTCTGATCATCCCTGAAACCGAGCGCACCCTGCCGGTGAACAAGGGGATGGTAGAGGTTTCGGTGTCAGATACCGACGCCGTCAAGTTCCTGAAAGCCAACGAAGAGTTCGAGCTGCTGAAGGAGTGATGTTGATGATCGGAATGGACCGCCACACCGGCCAACCCATTTCCGGCATCGCGCACTTGCGCCAATCCGTTCCAGACATCTTGGGCACGCCGTTGGGCAGCCGCCGGCATCGGCCGGAGTACGGCAGCAAGCTCCGGCGGTTCATTGACCTGCCCGTTAATGAGGGCTGGAAAAGCGCCGTACAGGCTGAAGTCGCCCGCGCCCTTGGGCGTTGGGAGCCGCGTTTGAAACTGGATCAGGTGCGCGTTATTTCCGTTATTGGCGGGCAAATCAACCTGAAGATTGTCGGCGAGTACCTGGGCGACGGCGTCACGTTGGAGGTAGCCGTATGAGTATCGTGGATCTGTCGTCGCTGCCGGCGCCGACTGTGTTGGAGCCTCTGGACTTCGAAGAGGTTTATCAGGAAGGGCTGGGCATCTTTCGCGGGTACATGGGCGGCAACTGGACCGCCGCGCTGGAAAGCGATCCGGTGGTGAAGGTGCTGGAGGTCGGCGCGTACATCAAGGTCGGCAACCGCGCCCGGGTGAATGATGCCGGCAAAGCGGTATTGCTGGCACACGCCATAAAGGGCGACCTCGATCACCTGGGGGCCAACGTCAATCTGAAGCGCTTGGTCATTCAAGCCGAGGATCTGCTGGCGGTGCCGCCGGTGCCGGAGGTCAAGGAGGAAGACGATCCGTTTCGCGAGCGTATCCAGTTGGCCTATGAAGGGTTGACCACGGCCGGCCCGCGTAACAGCTACATCCTGCATGCGCGTAACGCCTCGGGGTTGGTGGCGGATGCCACCGCCGAAAGCCCGGCGCCGTGTTTCGTTACGGTAACGGTGCTGGGGTTGGACGGGCAGGGCGTGGCGCCGCCGGAGCTGCTGGCCACGGTGGCCGCCGCGCTGAATGATGACGACGTGCGGCCGGTGTGCGATCGGGTGACGGTGCAGAGCGCCCAGGTGATCCCTTATCAAATTAACGCGATTCTGCACATGGTCAGCGCCGGCCCCGAAGCGGATGCCAGTTTGGCCGAGGCGAAAAGCCGATTGGCGGCCTGGATCAATCCGCGCAAGCGGCTGGGCATTGAGGTCGCGTGCTCCGGTGTCGATGCTCAGTTGCACGTTGCCGGCGTTTCCCGGGTTGAGCTGATCGGCTGGCAGGACTTGGCCCCGACCAAGGCTCAGGCGGCGTTCTGTACGGGCTACACCGTGACGCTGGCGGGCTGACATGAAAAGCCTACTGCCGATCAACAGCACGCAACTAGAACGGGCCATGGAGGCGACGTTTTTCGAGAAAACGATTGTCCCGCTGCGCGACCTCTACAACGCCGATACCTGTCCGGTGCATCTGCTGCCGCATCTGGCGTGGGCGTGGTCGGTGGATCGCTGGGATTACCGATGGACCGAGGCGACCAAGCGCGCCGCCATTAAGGCCTCTTACTACATCCATGCCCACAAAGGGACCATCGGCGCGTTGCGTCGGGTGGTGGAGCCCCTGGGCTACCTGATCGAAATTATCGAGTGGTTCAACACCGTGCCTGAGGGCGTGCCGGGCACCTTCGCGCTGAAGGTTGGCGTACTGGACACCGGCATCACCGAGGAAATGTATCAGGAGCTGGAACGCCTGATCGACGATGCCAAGCCCGTCACCCGGCACCTGACGGGGCTGGCGATCAGCCTCGAAACTCAAGGCGTTTTGAACATCAGTGTTGCCCTGTACGAAGGCGACGAAATCGACGTTTACCCGCCGGTCATGCGTGACATCGAGGTCACCGGGACCATCGGCGTGGTCGGCCGCGAACACTCCATAGACACCCTGGACGTTTATTATGATTGATGCGAATTCGCAGTTTTTCGCGATCCTCACGAACGTGGGGATGGCCAAGCAGGCCAACGCCGACGCGCTCGGCATTCCCTGGAAGCTTACGGAAATGGGCGTGGGTGATGCCAACCTGACCGACCCGATTCCGAGCGCAACGCAAACCCATCTGATCCGCGAATGGCGCCGCCGTCCGTTGAATCAGCTCAAGATTGATCCGGTCAATCCGGCGGTGATCATTGCCGAGCAGGTCATTCCGGCCGACGAGGGTGGTTTCTGGATTCGCGAAATCGGCCTGTACGACGCGGACGGCGATCTGGTGGCGGTGGCCAACTGCGCGCCGAGTTTCAAGCCGGTGCTGTCGCAGGGCTCGGGCCGCACGCAAGTGGTGCGGATGAATTTCATCGTGTCCAGCGCTGCCAATATCACGCTGAAGATTGACCCGTCGGTGGTGCTGGCGACGCGTGAGTATGTCGATTCGAAAGTGCTGGAAGAGCTGTACAAACTCGACAGCAAGCAATCGGTGTTGGTGGCCACCACGGCCAACATCGCGCTGGCGGGCCTTCAGGTGATCGACGGCGTGTCGGTGCCGGCGGGCGCGCGGGTGCTGGTGAAAAACCAGACGGTGGCCAAGGACAATGGCATTTGGATCGCCGCTGCACCGGTCTGGACGCGGGCGACGGATGCCGACACCAATGCCGAAGTGACCTCGGCGCTGCTGGTCTCCGTCGAGCAAGGCGCTACGCTGGCTGACTCTCGTTGGCAACTGGTCACGGATGGGGTGATTGTCCTGGGCACCACGCCGCTGACGTTTCAGGACGTGACTCAAGGCTATGCGCCGATTAACTCCCCGGCTTTGCTGGGCGCTCCAACGGCACTAACCCCGCCCCAGTTCGACAGTTCGCTCAGGCTGGCGAATACCGCCTTCGCCAAGCGGATGGGCGTTGAGTATTCGGGCTTCGCCCCGCTTACCGCCAGCACCGCGCTGGGCGCGTCAAGCATTGGCGGGATTGTTTCCGCCGCATCCGCTACACCGATCAACATTACGTTGCCGCCGACCGCCGGGGTTCCTGAGGGGGCGTCGGTCGCGATGGTGAGCGCTGGGGCCGGTGCGGTGACTGTTCTGGCGGCCGGGCTGGACGTGCTGGCGTCTCAGGTCGCCGGAGTGATACCCGTCGTCTTGGGCATGGGGGATAACGCTGAGTTCGTGAAAGTGTCGGGCACCTGGCGCTTGCGAGGCGGCTCTATTGCGCTCAAATATGCCGCCGTGATGTCTGGCCCAAACTGGATCACGCCGGCGCAGTTCGCCAACGATAAATCGTATTCAACTACAGAGTTTGTGAAAAGATCACTGGGTAGCTTCTCTTCCAGTGTTGCGATTGCTGGAGGTGCTGTAACACTGACCGCCGCCCATATCGGTACGCGGATTGAAATGTCGGGGGCGGGCACCCTCACGCTGCCTAAATCCACTCTAGTGCCTGCGGGTTCATCGATCCTGATTACTACGTCCAGCATAGCGGGATCAGTCAATCTGGCATTGCAGGCGGGGGACTCGCTCGCCATCAATAACGTGTCAGTGGTAGCGCCTTACGCGATGTCGAACGGATCAGACCTGTTGCTGATATCGGACGGTGCTCTTTGGCGAGCCCATGCAAGCCTTGAATGTTTGAGAACGTCCCCGCTCTTTGGCTCGTCCTTGGGTGTTAATGGTCATCAGAAGTTGCCTAGCGGGTTGATCATTCAGTGGGGTTCGTTTCAGTGCGGCATCAACTCAACCAATACGCTCGCGCTTCCGGCCGCCTTCCCTAATAACTTCTTTCATGGTTATACGACGATCACGGATAACGTCGCTAACGTGGGGT